TTCTTTTCTGAGGTCAAACGAAGCCATAACATTCATTAACGAGGCAGCTTCTGTCAGCACTTGTATGGAGTCACCGCTTTGCATAACCATACTGTCGCTAAACTGTACATAGTCGTTAGCGTTAAGTACATACTCAGTTATAATATAAATCTTGTGGTCTATGTCGTGAGCGTGTTGCCAGTACATGGAGACAGTTTTGTTATTCCCTTGGCGGTTACTAGCAAACAAGGTACTAACCTCAGCTTTATAACCAGCGGGGACTTTAAACAACTCTGTCAACGTAGCGGGTTGTATTATTTTACCTACTGTGTGTTTCATTTCTTCTTCTTCTTGTTCTTCTTGGAACGCTCATTGCGCTTTGGTAATTCTCTCATAATGCACCCTTTGTTACAACAAGCCAGATGAAACCAGCTATAATGACTACCCCTGTTAAGACAGAGGCGATAATTAAGAATCCGTTAATCACAGCCCACAGTTTCTCTTTACGTTTAATCTCCGCTAACACAATCTCTCTAGCCTCAGCATCACGTTTACGCTTTGCCTCCGCTTGAAACTTTAACCAATCATCCCAAAGCCCTGCTCTGCCTTGATAGATGAATAGCTCTTGGATAGCCGCCTCATGTTGCTTAATCTGCTCCAGCGCAAAGAAAGCCTCTGAGTCTGATCCCGACTTATTAGCTTTCTTTGCAAGCTCAGACTTAGAATCAAAGAACTTGAAGATGTGCTGACCCGCTGCCATAATGTCACCACCATTGGCTATAGTCTCCTTAATAACACCAAAAGCAGCGTTGGCTATCGCAAGTTCAGCAAGCATTATCTATTCCAATATGTTAAAAGCCATGTAAGTAAACCACCAGCAGCGGAGGCTATAGACATACCCATCCAGAACCCACCTTTGCTTTTGTTAGCCAAGGCCAGTAGCTCTTTGATGTCTGTCTCCATGCTCTCTACTTTACAAGTTAAGTTCTCAACCTGTGCTGTTAGTCTCCCATATTCTACGGGGTCTATGTTTCCCATTGTTATTCACCCTTTGGATACTTAGCTTTAACAGCCTGACAGGCCGCAATATATGCGTCAATCTGCGCTTGGTCACCCTTTACAACACCGTCAATATAGTCTTCTATTGGTGGGTACTCTGCGGCACGTAGTTCTGCGTAGGTAGGAGGAGGTACTTCAATATTTTCCAATCGTTGTGCTTCGGCATTAAACAGATTGACATAAGGCGTAACATCATCAAGGGTTGCGCTCCGAGACTGTCTTCCACCATCTGTCGCAACGTCCCCAGTATTATCGTCATACCATTGTATTGCGTGTAAGTCAGAAGGTGCGTCAAAAGAAAACTCCAAAACACGCCCGTCCATGCTTATCATGTTATCCGAGGGAATAATAGTTAATCTCATTTTTAGGCTATCCTTTTCCAGAAGTGGCAAACAATGTATGGTTGTAAGTTGTTGTGAGCACCATTACCACCAGCAGCACCAGAGGATAAAGCGCCCTGCACAACGAGTCTACCTTGGAAAGAAGTAGAGCCACCCACCCAGTCAAGATTACCATAATTTACCGTGTGCGTGTGACTTGGCATTTGTGCCGTTGTCAGAGTGTGTGTCTTAGCACCTCCAACTTCTTCTACCGTATCAAACTCAGTCTGTCCAGCATCAATACCAACCAGAACACGACCAGCACCAAAGGCTACCCATGTTCCACCACCTAAAAGAGTGTTTGGGTTTGTGGCAACTACAGAAATAAATACAGAACCAACAGGCCAAGAAGCTAGTGCAGCATCCCCTCCACCTACAGTCCCCCAAGAAGGATCAGTACCATCTGTGGTTAAATACTTACCACTGTTACCCGTTTGATCTGGTAGAGCATCAATAGTAGTCCACTCGGTATCGTAGTCAGTAGCACTAGCTTTACTTAAAACCTGACCAGTCGTACCACCAACAACAACACCAGCGCCTGTTGCGCCTGTCTCGCCTTGAATACCCTGAATACCTTGGATGCCTTGCTCACCTTGTGGGCCTGTAGCACCAGTTTCTCCTGTCTCACCTTGGATACCCTGAATACCTTGGATACCTTGGGGGCCTGTATCGCCCTGTAACCCTTGAGGGCCTGTGGCTCCTGTCTCACCTTGGATACCTTGAATACCTTGGATACCTTGAGGGCCTGTATCGCCCTGTAACCCTTGAGGGCCAGTAGCTCCTGTCTCACCTTGGATACCTTGAATACCCTGAGGGCCTGCATCGCCTTGTAGCCCTTGAGGGCCTGTGTCGCCAGTAGCGCCTTGGATACCTTGAATACCTTGAGGGCCTGCATCGCCTTGTAGCCCTTGAGCACCTGTAGCTCCTACATCACCACGAGGGATGGTAAAAGAGACTACTTGCTCACCAACATCCCCTGTAATAACCACAGACGCGTTTGTGCCGGGGTTTCCTGTAGTGGTTGTGCCTGCGGTAAGCCTGCCACCATCCGTTGCAGCGGCTGCGCTTGCCTCTGCCGCATCAGCAGCATCTTCAGCACGAATCGTAAGGGCTGTGACAGCCGCTATAGAAGCATCATTGGTAGCATCACCACTACCACCAGAGCCACGGTAAATAGCCATAAAATCTCCTTGTTCCTTTGTTGAAAGACTCTACAAGAAAGCCCTTTAACAAAGAAGGGAGACTCCCTAAGAAGTCCCCCGTCAACCTAATTAGGCAGCCATTGCGATTGCAACAGCAGCTTCATCACGCAACTCTTTCACGCCATACAGCATGTCAGAGGTGAACAATGTGCCCAAGAACTCTTGCTTGTACTGAGTCTGTGAGCGTACACCCAACTGCTCTGCCAACACAAAAGCGTCCTTGTGGAACATCATACCGATACGAGCATCGCCAGTGGCAGTCTCGCAGTTGGTAGAAACGTAAACCATAACGCCGTAGACGTTACCGATTTGACCGTTACGGATAGTGTTACCACCACCGACTTCACCCACAAAAGCTTGCTCAGTGAAACGAGCCAAGCCCATCATCACGTTACGAGCCACAGGAGGCAATACCAAGCAACGACCGTCCATAGGCACGTCAGCATCGTCCAACGTCTGGATAACCTTACGGATACCAGCGTCAGTGATTGCAGCTTCGTTAGCGCCCGTGTACAGGGTAGAACCGTCAGAAGCGATAACAGCCTTGTCATAAGCGACAGTACCGTTACCACCTTGAGCGCCACGACCCAATTGGATCAAGTCAGTGTCAACTTGCTTAGCCAGCGCGTAGCCAGCGTCACCAGTGTAAAACTTACGCAGTGAAGCCAGAGCTTGAGTTTCCGTGATGTCTTCGATCAAGCGGCTGTACTCATAGTGCTTGTTCACCAACACCTGAACTTCGGTTTCAGTTGCAGCTTGCAGGGTCACTTGTGTAGATGCAGCCTTGAGAGAAGCAGCGCCACGAGTGGGCTTAGGAATGTGCAAAGTGTCGCCCTTTTTGCCCTTGAAGGACATTTTAGAGACGAGGTTCGCCATAACGAGGTTTTGCTTGTAGGCTGCGATGATTTCATCAGACCACAATTCAGGGATGAACGTTGCACCAGTTGTATTGGTGACGTGATTAGTTCCGAGTGCCATATAAATTATCTTTCAAAATGGTTATTTAACACGACCCTCCGCATATGCAGCCATAATCTCATCAGATAGCTGTTGATAACGGTCAGGGTTTGTACGCATGAGTTCGATGATGTCGGCTCTGCGATAGGTTTTCTTACTTGCAGTCTCACCACTTCCCTTGGATGAACCAGTGGATGCGCTTTTGACTGCTTGCTTACGCTGTGCTTTTTCGACTTCTTGTGACTGAGCAACTACTTGGGATCTTTCTTTCCAAGTGGTTAACAACTCATTCGCAGCGTCAAAATCATACGAGCGATCAGCTCGACTATACAACTCTTGCCTAACCTTACTCTTGTTAATCCATTCTGCAAAGCTACCGTCTTGGACGACTTTATCAAAATCAGGATGTGCAGACTTTAGGTTAGCCAGCGCTTCTGCCTTCTTCATTTGTGCCGAGAGCTGTTCTGCCTCGCGCACCTTCGGATGCTTGGAAATAGCTGATGCAACAGCCTTCTCGGGATCGGTAAAGAAATCTACCTCTTCCTCGACTTCTGGGGCTTGTTGTTGTTTTGTGACGGTTTGGGCTTGTACAAAGTCATCTACAATACGCCGAAGTTCCCCGACTTCACTCCCTTGCTTGCCGATTGCGCGTTCGGCCTCTTGATGCATACGAACAATATCTTTAACAGACTTGCCCTTATACTTCTCAGGAATGTCATCTTCTGTATCTTCCGGTTCAGGTTCCTGTTCAGGGGTTGCCTGTTCCTCTTCATCCTCGATAGATGAATACTCTTCTTCGTCTTGTTGTGGCTCGTCGCCTTCGTCAATAAATGTTGCCATTAAACTCTCCGTGCTAATAAGCATTGTGGAATATAACTATGTGCTTGTGCTTATTCAGCGGCACTCTTTCTTTCCTGCGCCATCTTCTCGTTTCGCTTCCGTTCCCACTGCATTGCTGCTCCGGGAAAATCTCCGGTCACGCCCTCAAGTTTGACCATAGGCTTGCTAACGATACGAATAGCAGGTTGACCACATACGCTACAATTGGTTGTTCGGAGTTCCGAATCAATGTAAGCTTCTGTTAGGTGGTCATCTCCGCAGATAAACTCGTAGATACGTTTAGGCATTTACTTCCCTCTCAAAGTCCTCGTAGCTGTTTTTAATCGCTGACTCGTAAGAGAGAACTCGCTGTACCGCTTCTATTTGTCCTCTGCGAAACCAGAATTGTTTCTCATCGGGAATGGTAGTAATATCCTGAAGTAGCTCCATATTGTCGGAGATGTCTTCTAGGTATTGCTTCCAGCCCTTTGAGGCAAACAAATCTAGTAATGTTTCGTAATAATCTTGTAGTTCTTTGTCCATCTCTTTATCCTTTCATAATGTGGAGAGATGTTGCAATTATACCACACTTTTATAAATTTGTCAAGTG